ATGATAGCACTAATTGCACTCTCAATGCTACCGTCAAATGCTACTTTTTCAGTCGTTTGATCCACGGTACTGATTCCTTTTGCTGTTGTTTATCGAAAACGGCTTCTTCTGTCAAAACAGTGTTGAAATACGCTTCGATGTGACCAAGCGCACGAACAATGTCATGCGCCTCGACCAGAACGTCCTGAGACGTTTCTGGATTCAGGAACAACCCAACTTGATTGTCCCGAACCTCTTGCATCACCTCTTGGAATACGGGGTCGTTTTTTAGTTGCCGTATTCGTGATGCCTTATCTTTGATATTCAATTAGAACCGTCCTCCAACAACAGCCTGTGCAGGGGTTTCCTGCGGATAACGGGGCTGGGCTTGTGCTTGTTTAATCCCTGCCACGTCCACCGTGGTCTGATATTGACCGTAAATCTTTGCCGCGTCTGTGAGCAACTGCTGATCCATCTTGTCGCGCTCACGGTCGTCCTGTGCGATGGCTTTCTGAGCCTCGATCTGCAACTTGAGCATTTGGACTTCTTTGTTGGCCTGCGCCTTAATCTGCTCGGCTTGGATGATTGCCTGTGCCTGCTGGTCAACTGGTGGCTGTTGCTGTTGCTGTCCCGCCTGTGCCTGCAATTGCTGTTCAACCTGTGCGTCCATCGGGGCAAAGTAGCGGTCAGCGTTACGAACACCCTGAATGGCCAGCATATCTGCCAGTGTGTTGCGGATGTTGGTCATTGATACCAAACCGTTGCTTGGACCATAACCTTGGTAAATTTGCATTTGCAGTTGTAAGGCTTGTGCAAGCGCCGCAGAACGCTGGTCTTCCCGTCCAGTGCCCAAACCAACGTTTACGGTCACATCCATCTTGGTGTTCCAGTAACGTGGGTCAACGGGCTGGTACTGACCGCCAGCCATGCGCATCATCAACTCTTCGTCAACGTTCTCAACCATCAACTTGAGCATCAGCTTAAACAGACGACGCATACCGCCCTCTGCCAAGTTTCGAGCCATAACCTCTACCTGACCAGCCGCCGCCTGAATGGTGGCGTTTACAGCCGCCGCAGTGGTTGACTGCATAGCATCGGGGTTTAGACCGCTGGATGCCTTTGTAACGCCCGTCTTGGACTCGATTTCAGCGTCCATGTACTGCATTGCAGTCAGGGTCTGGCCAGCCACGAATGGGACAGCCAAGTCGCGTACAGCGCCAGAGGTCTTGACTCGGACAATGCCAGCGATTTCGTTGTTCAGCAGGTCTTCAATGTTGACCTGACCGTCCAGAACTTCACGCTGTGGGTTGTTTGTCAGTGCAACGTTGTCCAGAACGCCTCGGAGCATCATTGTTGACGCATCCTGCTCGTTCATCAGAATGTCAGCGATTGAGCGTCCAAAGAACGTGTGTGGTTCTGGGTCGATCTCAAACACGGCAAATGGGATTTCGCTCCACGGCTCGATGCTCAGAATCTGGTAGTCGTCGCCACCCAAAACAACACGTTGCAATTGTGCAACACCAGTGCCGTCAACGTCGATACGCATATACGCCTCGGTGACCGCCACAAGCCGCATAGACGGGTCTTGGATGTTCTCTTGGGCATACATATTGTCATACCCTTGGCGCTCGAATTCTTCTGCGTTAGCGGTCGTATCAGCGGTACTGAGACCTGTCAGGTCAACAACGTCGTCGTACTCATAACCCAAAGCAACCAAGTCGCTGACACGCATTTGGGTGCGGTGAGCCACCACGTAGGCGTCGTCGATACGCTTTGCACCGCGGTCAACAAAGAACTCTTCAGGTGGCACTGATTCGATCATCAGGTCGCCGTATTCTTTGGTCAAAGCAATCTTGAGGTAGTGCTTGGGCGACTCAACGCTCATGCCCATTTCGTCGATCTCGATTGACTCGGTGACTGAATGCTCAAGAATTTCGACGTTGTCTTCATTGGCAATGACAGCGTACTCTTGGTCGTTGATGTCGTGGTACTCGTAGACTTCCTGCTCCTGCTTGGTATCCCAGTAAGTCTTTACAACGCCAACCTTTTTGACCAAAGCGTCATGGAAAGCGTCGTTGATGATGCGGTAGCCGCCAAGTTCTTGGAACTTGCTGGACATATACTTGGTCGCCAACTCAGCAAAGTTCACATCCTTTGGGCCAGTCGGCACGTACTCGACAGCACGGTCTGTTGACAGGAACACACGCATCAGGCTTGGCTTGATGGCGCGAACGGTGTCACGAATCTTGGTGGCCACGACACGACTGCGACCCTCTTCCTCACCGATATCAACTTCGCCATCAAAGTAGCGTTGTGACTTGATGCGGCTTGGTGCGATTTCGCTTTCGACAAAATCCACTGCCTCCAGCACCGCCTCGCGGACAATGCCTTGGATTTCGGTTTCTGTCATTGGCGTTGGCTTGCTCATTTATTGCGCTCCAATTCGATTTAGTAGTCCATCTGGTTGCGATTGCTCAAAGACAGTTGCACGGCGTCCAGCCTCTGCGCCAGTGGTTAAAACGCGACCATATTTAGCAAGCAATTCTTCAAGAGCCGTCTGATCCATGAGCGCCTTTCGGACAAGTTCTGGATTATCAGACATTGCCGTATCAAGAACTTTCATGCGTTGCTCATCAGTCAACATTGGGACTTTTTGCTGTAACAGCCGTGCGGCTGATTGCAACATTCCGAATGTATTGCCAGTTGCCACATTCATGGCGTCACCAATAGACAGCCCAGCGCCAGATTCGGCAGATTCTTTAAGCAATGGCATTGTAGGCGATCCAGCCTCTGGTCGAACGCGACGCGCAACTTCTGCGGTCTCTCCAGCCAAAGCAAGTTGTTTCTGCAATTGAGCAATATCGCCATCATCAAGAGCGACACGTAATACAGCACCCATTTGCTTGTCGGATTCAGCAAGGTTTGCAAATGTTGTACCTGTGCGGCGTGCTTTGTTGCGAATACTATCCATCACGCCAGCTTTAAATGCGGCATATTTTTGTGGTGACTGCTTGAGCTTTTCAACAAGAACTTCCAACTCATCAACGTTTGCGGTTAAAGCCTTGCGACCTTGGTCAAATGCCTCTGATGCGCCCTTGATGTTTGACCATTGCTGACGTGTTTGCTTTAGGTCAGGTGAAATATCATTGATTTGCGTGCGCAATGATGCCTCCACGCCGCCAACAGCATCAGCTAAATCGCCCTTGCCAACTCTGAATAATTCGTCTTTCTTTGATGCAAGTGCGCGACGAACCATCTCAGCATCTTTTAATGTTGGCTGGCGAACCATGTCGATGACACCATCTTCTCGCTTGACAAACAGTGGGATGATGTTGCGGATGCCGTATGCGGCATTGATGTCCTGAACGGCGTCTGGTATTGACCGAGCGGCCAACAACATATTGTCGGTCATTTCTTTTGTGATTGCGGTGTCTGGCATTTCAGCAAACAACTTTTTATAAGCGTCAGACTCAGATTTCAAAAGTTCTTCTTCTGTGCGCTTAAACCCGCGAACCACATTTTCATCCATGTTGGGTGCTAAACGCTGTTGCAACCCACCCATCGCCTCGCCACGGGTTTCTTTTGCTCTTGCCGCTGTTTGCCTTAAAACACGCTCACCAGCTTCGCCACCCTCGGTAACATAGTTCTTCAAAACATTTGCAAGCGTTACGTTGTCCGTCATCAAGCGGCCCTCGTACACGTCCGCGATGACTTGGTCAACATTCTTGCCCGTCTTTTTCACAAGGCGTCGTAATTCAGCCTGCACAGCATCGCTTGCTTTTTCGCCAAACTTTTGCCGCGCCCAGTCAACAATATCGCCACCTTTAGTGGCCAACTGACGGCCACCAAGAACAATTGTTGGTGACAGTACGGCGCCAGTCGCGGCGCCTGAAGCTGTATCACCAACAACTCCAGCAACTGTTGGCGCTTCGCTTGTACCTGCACCAGTAATAGCGCCCTCAACAGCGCCAATACCAATAAGTCTTCCAATGGCTGGAACAGAGGCTGGAATGGATGTACCTCCAGTTGCCACTGCCGCAATAACTGTTGGAAGTATTGCGCCAACAACTTCTGCGGTAATCGCTTTGCCTGAGTTTTCTTTTTTGTAATCGGTTAGTTGTTTGCGAATTTCGTCACGAATAACGTCGTACTTACGCCCACCCCAAGAATCGGGGACAACAGAGCGAATAGCCGCTTCAATTTCGTCAGACCAACCCAAGGTGGCGCCTTGGAAAAGGTTTCTTATAATCTGGCTGTCAGCAGGTGCTTTTGGCTCCATGCCAAGCATGGCTCGTCGCTCGGCAGACAAACCACCTTGTGCTGGTGGCTGTTGCGCCCCAGATAAAATTGCTTGACGTGCTGGGTCTAGTGCCATATTTATTGCCCGTTAATAAATTTTTGTTGCATATCTGCTGGTAACCTGTTGAAAGCGGCAACCTCGTCTTCGCTCATTTGAGACCTTAAATTTGGTGGCAACTGCACCGCGCCACCATAAACTGGGAAAGGTGTCTTGCGAGGTTCGCTTGTACGCATCTGAACGTACTCATTCATTGTCATGCCACTGGTAAGCAGTCGCGCATCGCTCATTAACTGGTTATACAGTTTTTCTTGGGCGCTGATTTTATCCTGAATGTGTTTCACCAACTCATCGCCAGATAAACTACGGTCAAGACCAGTTGACAGAGCCAAGCCCAATTCTTTCTCGCTCAATGCGCCAAAAGTTGCGCTGTTGATTATGTTAATACCCAAACGGCTGGCAATTTCGTTAAGTTCTGCGGTTGCCGAATCAAATGCGGGTAGCATTGAACGAATAATTCCAGACTGTGCGCCACCTTTGGTGACAACTTCTTTTGCCCTGTTTAACAGGGTAATGGCTTCGTTTAAAGAAGACGCGCGTTTGTAAATTTCCTGACCAGCAACTGCGGCTTTTTCCATGCCAAAAACTTTGAGTCTTTCGGATGATTCTCTCTCCGCTTTCTGCTTTGGTGTCTCACCTTTTGCACCAGCAATGTCAACGCGCTCGACATCCATTGTGTCTGGCCTAAATCTAGAAACATATTGTTGCCCAGTATCTGGGTCTGTTTGTATTCCGCTTACTGTTGGGCTGGCTTTGCGTGCGTACTTGGCTTGGATGATTTGTTGCAACACATCCTTTGCCACGGCTGGGTTTGCCTCAACAATGTCTGCGGCTTCTTTTTCGCCCATAGCCCTTAATTGCTGAATAACAGCAGTGGCCGTTTTATTGCTGACACGTGTTGCCCGAATATCCTTTAGCTCTTCACCAAGAGTAGCCGCTAAAGACTGATCTGGATTTAAACGCATAGTATTAAACCCAAGCGCCAGTCGGTTCATTAACTCGCGGTTTTGATACCAAGGCGTTTCTTCTGGTGTGAATTTGCCGCCACCAGCTTTCATTTCATACCAGTTGGTCTGCGGCATTTGCGGATTATTCTGATAGCCGACAGAGGCGTCATGCAACATTGGCTGATTTGATTCAAAACCAGTTGAACCCTCATGCAAAAACTGTGGGGCTGGCGGCAACTGTGCGGCTTGTACAGGTTCTGGCATGGGCTGAACTCCAACATTTGGAATTCGCGGGTCACTCATTGCTTGCCCTTGAACCAGTGGCTTCAGTCCATCCACTAATGCTTTAATTAACGCCATTTTTATTTCCCAAAAATAGAGCCTGCCGTTTGAGCGCCAAGTGTCAAGTAATCAAACAGGCCTGGCTGTCGGCTTTGTGTGGCAGTAATTGGAGTGGGTGTAGCACCCAGCGCTTGAGCCATGTAGCCAAGTGATTGAGCGGGAGCGCCCTGATAACCAGCGTACTGACCTTTTGCGGCGTCAATCAGCATTTGGTTGATGCCTTGTGCTAATGCACCCTGTTGCATTGATTGCTCGTTTAGAGCCATTCCCTGACCAAAGCCAAGGTTTGACAACTGACCAAGCGTAGAAGCCGCTTGTTGACGGTTCTGAGAGCCTTGCAGACCATATCCAATGTCTTGACCAGCCAACTGTTGAGCATTTTGGAAACCAGCCTGACGCAAGCCTGATGCGGTACGTGCCGCTTGGTCAAGGTAGTTGCGACCAAGCTCTGACTCCATGATTGCCTGACGTGAGCCGCCAAAAGCACCAGCGCCAGACGCCTGTGCGCCCAGTTGGTTTGCCTGCATCTGACGGGCACGCTCCAAGTCTTGCAAAGACTGGTTTACAACTTGGCTTTCATACGGGTTTGTATATACAGACAAGTCAGTGCCAGCAATGGTTTGTGGGCGATACATGGTCTCCATGCCTGCCGCCTTAATACCCTGCGTCATACCTTGAGCCGCTGTGCCAAAAATGTTTGGCTGTTGTGCGGGTTGCATCGGTTGTTGCATTGGTTGCATAGGCTGTTGCGCTGGCTGGGCCGTCTGCATTGCATTGGGGTCTGGTGTTAAATTTGGTGGGACATACCTTGCGTTCTGAATTGGCATGACGCCTGCCTGTGGTAAACCTGATCCTGCCATAATATTTTCCTTTAACCGTAAAAGCCGCCAGTGTAGTCGCTAGACAATGACGCCGCGGTTTGCGCGTCACCAGCGCCAGAATAAGAACTGTAATCCCCACCACTTGGCGAATACGTTTGGGTGCCCGATGCCGCGGATTGGGTTGGCGTTGTGCCAAAAACGCTTCCCAAGAAGCTCGTTAAGCCCATTTTGCCGAAACCAGACAGAGCGTCACTGATCTTTTGGTTTTGAGCGGATTGCTCTGCAAAAGCCTGCTCACGTCCAACTTCGGCTTCGCGTTGTGCCCAGTAGTTTGGGGCATTGCTCATGTCGTCGCGGTCAGAAGATTGAGAATAATTTGGCAACTGAGCGTTTGCCGCCGCAGTGTAGGCTTCAGGGTTAATGTTTGGATTCATCACCTTGCCATATCTGGCGACTTGCTCTGGTTGGCGCAATGCCAATTCAGCCACGGCTTGGTCAAACAGATTGCCAGATGAATACCCAGATACGCCACCAGCAAACTGTTGTGCTTGAGGTAATCCAGTGCTAAATTGAGCCGTTGGGGACGCCAAACCGTATGCTTGTTGAGCGCCAAAGTTGGCACGCATGGCCTGCTCTTGCTGTGGAGTCAAACCAGCCACATCGGGGCCGTAATACGGCATATAGCCAATTTGACCAACAGCTTTTGCTCGTGCTAAGTTTTCTTTTGCTGGTCCCTCGACCCATGCTGGGATTGATTGTGCAGAAGTCTGCGTCCCGCCTTTGCCACCGCTCATAATTAAATCTCCACACTCATGGTTGTGAACTTCTCTTCCCAGCCCAGATCAGCGAGGGCTTTAACCCATCCGCGACGACCAGCAAGAGACATTGCCGTACACCCATTCAGCTTTGCAAAATGAATCGCTGAATCGCTAAAATCTTTAATCTGGTTCAAATCGCCACCAGCCAAAAATATATGAAATACCTTTTTACGCGGGTAGTTCAAAATCTCTGTGACCATACACCCTTTCGGTGCATTCCAGAATTGCATTGTACCCAGTTTAACACATTCAACTACATCTTGGAATAGGTGTGTGCCACCAGAAAGTGCTAATGCCGACTCGATCCAAGGGCGGCATCTTTCCAGTTCTGAATCCACTGTTTCACTCATTGCCGCAGTCGTGTAATTGCCAAGGTAACAGCAGGTGATGATGGGGCAAATGCAGTCGCCGCAGGAGCATCAATCCATAAGTCAACGTCACTTACAGCCCACATTGCCTGCAAATATGATCCAGCAGACATTGGAAACGCCGCAGAACGACTCATAACCAAATAATGACCGTTGCCTGACATTGTGACCTTAATTGTTGATCCAGCCACGTCTGTACCGTTAATTCTTGGCCAGAACCAGCCATTTTTGTCGCTTGAGTTGTTTGACAGCAGTTCAACAGCAAAAGAAAGCAGGTACACGCCCTCTTCTGCAAACACAATCTTGGTGTTGTCAGACGGGTCTAAGGTGATGCCAGAGTTAAATGATGGCGTACTCCAACCAATTGCCTGCGGTGTGTCAACTGCTGACGCAATCTGGTTTGTTGACCGACTCAGCGATGCATAGCCGTCTGCCAAAATGATCTGTCGAAACTCACCATTCTTGGACACAACGGGGTAGCCAGTGCGGTCCCACAGCAAAATACCGTCCTGAGACGGGTTGTCAGAGTCAAGGCGCGTTGAAAGCAGGGTGCGAATGCGAGACAGGTACGAAACCAGCCGCTCTGCCCAAGGCTTCCATTGGTCACCCTGTGGTGGAGGTGCAATCCTCATCGCTTACCGCCCTGCTCGACGTTAAAGCGCATTTTGCCGATGCGCCAATTCGTATACTCGGAGCCTGTGAACCTGACTCGGATTTGCCGCCCAGTAGCACGCAGACTCGTTGGGTTCGACATTGAATACGGGCCGTACTCACGCTCTTCACCATTGGGGTAGAAGCGGGTTTTGATGATTGCTGTGACATCGCCTTGGTTTAGTTCATCAGGAATCATTTGCGTCAGGTGCATGACGTTGTCACCGTTTGCGATGTTGATCGGTCCGCTCTCCAGATACGGGCTGTTGCCGCCGTAATCGTTGCCAATTTCGTGGTTGTATGAGTTGCCATTGTGGTCAAACCAGACGGGCGTTGTAAATACACCAGAATCAACGCCAGCAGTGCGATCAAGTTGCCCGACAGTCCAGATATTGTCTTGGTAGTCGTAAACCACGTAACGATCATTTTCGGTCGAGTCTGCCGATGGATAGAACCACCAAATCTCACCAAAGCGCCCATTGTGAACGCCAAAAGATTTACTGATCTGCTGGCGGTTTATGTCGTTAAAAACATAATCCAACACGTCACACTTAATGACCGCCACTCCAGAACCGTTGAACATAAAGAAGTTGTTGCGCCCCATCCAGAACGCACCCTCACCAACAGCCACCAGACCCTTGCGTGTAGCGATACCACAAGACGATCCAACGCGCTCAAAGCCGTAGACGGTAGGTGGACCAGCATACGTCGCAATATGCGCGTCAGTGGTCGTTAAAAGCAGTGTACGACCGCGAACACGAACACCACACATCAGTTCGCCGTTTGTCTGCAATTCAAAGTCGCCAGCCTCATTGGTCGCCGCTGGAGTCCAATCAGTGTTGTTCTCACGGTCGCACCAAGCCACCTTACGTGGGTTGCCATCAGCCCCCAGAGCAAAAATGAACCGCTCTTCAGTTGCAATGATGCCAACGCAGTCAATGGGTGAATTGGTGATCTGTGCCGCAATACCAGTCAGTGGCCACTCGTACAACTTCCCATCATCAACAGAACAACCGATCAGGTATTCACCCCAGTTGTCCAGTTGCCATGTTGTGGCCTCCAGCACCACGCCGTCTGTTGGACGGGTTACGCCATAGTAACCAGTGCCAAAAGCCTTGCCGCCGTAAGCAATGTTTTCTGCCGCACTATCCTGACCAGCAGTGAAACCAGATGGGGTAATGTCAGTCGCAGTGCCGTCGTAGTTGATGGCGTACAACTCATTGTATGTGCCAACAGCAAGGTGTGGGTCGTGTGAGTTGTCAAGCCAAGCGTGTGCCGCCCGTGGAGCCTCATCAACCACGTTTGCAACGCGAGTTACCCAGCCCCCAACAGGTCGAATTGAATTGTTCTGCCAGCGGACTAAGTTTGCACTATTCCAGCGGCCAGAAGACTCGTAGTCTGTACCGTTGCTGTAAACGCCCGCAGGCAAGTCAAGTTTAATTAAAGCCATGCTTAACCCTATGCGGCAAGTTTAGTCCACGTTTCGCTTGTTGCTGGAATGGGTGTCCACGTTTCTGATGTGACAACGTAAGGCTCCCATTTTTCTCGACCACCAATAGACGGCACAGTGGAAACTGCCTGAATCGACTGTACAGCAACGCTTCGCTGTCTAATGTAGTTAATTGAAACAGATGACGCTGACTCAATCCCCAAACCGCCAGCCGCTGTAATGTTGGCGCTTGCATCAAACACCAATTCAGATGCAATAGACGCGCTACCAAGAGCCATCCTCTCACAATTGGCAGAGGTACTCGACAAAACAGATGTTGACGCCTCTGCATTGGTAATGAACTGCAATGAGGCTTCTGCAAGCGTCACGCCAGCAACCACAGTTGCCGATCCTTGGATTACTTTAGTGCCAGATGCCGTTGAACCAACAGCAGACCCACCCATTGAGGCAAGCCCGTCAAACACCTCAACAGCCGCGGATGCCGTGGTGGATACTGCGGTTACATCCTGAGACGAACCCTCAATTACAAATACGCCGACAGCAGACCCGTCTGAACTTGCAGAAAAGGCGGCAGACCCGTAATAGACCTTGCCGCCAATAACGCTGGTTGTGGCAACGACAGAGCCAGATGCAGTTGCATCTACGTATGTGGTGACGCCGTAATTGCCATCACCAAAGTTTGCTATGCCATAGCCACGCGCCATTTATCAGTCCAGAGTAATGTCGAGATCGCCAGTTGGAATGCGGAACACGTCGCCAGAAGAGATGGTCTTGCTGGCTGTCAAAGCCGCATAAGCAAGCAGATTCCCTGCGGTTGATGCGTCATAAATGCCAACGTGCGTTACCGTACCGTAGTTATCAGTTGCGGTTGGGTACTCGATAGCCGCAGTTGTCGTTGCGGTATTACCAGACACAGAAAAAGAACCAGCCTGACGCGCATAGCCGCCACCAGAAACCTCTGTGCCGCTACCGTCTTCTGCTGGGTTGGATGTAAACAGCGCAACATAAACAGCAGATGGTGATGTGTATGCGGTGTTTGTGAAAACGTGATCTAAGACTTTCGTCTCCAGATAATTTGAAAAGCTCATGCTAAACCTCTTACTTTAGGTACTAAACTGACGCCGCTGTATTTGGCGTTTTTGGATGACTCATTGAGCCGCGAAACAGCCGCAGAATACAGTTGCGCCCATACTGCGAGTCGAGCGTCGTCTTGTAGGTAGGGGGCTGAATGAATCAACGACCCGTACAAGTAAACGTCAGGAGCCGCGCTCAGTAACCAGTTTGTAGCATTTGAGGCTAAATCTGGCACTTGAGCGTAGTATAACAGTTCAACATCTACGTCTGCAATTGGGGTTGGGTATAAGTGAAACTGCCCAGCTTCCAATGTGTAGTATTTCGGTGTGTTGTATTGGTCGTTGGCGATTGCCCGCATATCAGCCATCGAGGTCGAGTCGATCATCTTGATGGGTGATGTGCCGTTACCAACAACGTTAAACCGCAGGGTCTCAACCCAGTCGGCAGGGACTTGCATATAAGCGTCGCCAGCAGACTGTTGACCACTTGTACGAGTCTCCATGCGCCAGTGACGCACGTCGCGGTTGACCGCCGCCTCACACAGCGAAATGAATGTGGGAATGGACGACGTGAGGTCGTCTCGGTTCAATGTCTCTGCAATGGTCGATCGCAGGTTTGTGTAGTTAGTTAATGCCATAGTATTACCACTTTACTTTGTCAGCCCAGTAAGCCGCCGACATCTTGCCCTTGGCAATGTTCTTGGCGTGTCGAGCCTTGAACGCTTCGTTGCGCTTTGATCCATCAGGTGAGCCTTTTGCGCCCTGCTGACCAAAACGAATTGTCTTTACCTGTTCGCCAGACTTGGCCACCACGACGTGCGACTTGGTCGGATGGCTTGGTGTCTTCTTTGGCTTATTGTAGCCAGAGACGCCAGCACGCGCCAGTCGGCTGTCCTTGGTAGCCATTACTTGCTCTTAGCGAGGCATTTGCCTGCCTTTTTGCACATGGCTGGAGTTGGGCAACCAGCGCATGGTTTGAATGCTTTGACAGGGATTACTTTTTTCTTTGTAGCCATTATTTACCCACCATTCTTAAAAGTCCACCAGCGGACGGGTTCTTGCCCAGCTTTGAAAACGGGCTTTCGTACTCAGGCTCGTCGTCATAAATGATCTTCCAGTTGTTTTTGGGGTCACCATGAAGACCAGTTCCCTCATACGAAACAATTGGAGCCGCCCTCGTTGGGTCAGCTTGATCCAGCGCGGTTTGCATCATGTGCGTGTAGTTGATCACAGGCACTTCGCCATAAAACGCTTTTGCAGACGCATAGGGTTCACCAGTCATTGCCCCGTAAGCATCAGTAGCAGTACCAACAGCATTCAAAAGACCCTTGCCCTTTTGATAAGCCATGTACTGCGGACCAAGCCCAACTGCCCACGCTCCAAGCATTTTAGCCAAAGAATACGCATTGTCTTCATTGAAGACAGGGTGAGGGTATTGCGGGCGCTCTTCTGGGATGTTATCAGCCATTACTTCTTCGCTTTATTGCGCTTTGCGCGCATATTGCGCTCTGGTAGTGAGCGACCAGCCATGCTCATGGCAATGGCCACAGCCTGCTTCTGGGGCTTTCCAGCTTTTATCTCAGTCTTGATGTTCTTGGAAATGGTCTTGGCGCTTGAGCCTTTTTTCAGTGGCATATCAATCCTTAAAGTGATGGCAACAAGCCAGCGGGCTTGTAGCGGATGTCAACTGGTCGCCCATCTTTGCCGATGTACGCCATGCCAATCTCGCTTGCCGCACCCTTGAGTCCCTTTAAAGCACCAGCGTTAGTCGCCCGTGCCGCCGCAACAAGTGGCTTCATTAAAGGATTCGTGTTTTCGTAGCCCTCGACAATCTTCTGCCGCTGTGGATTATTGAAGTCGTAATTGTCTTTAATGACGCGCGTGCCGTCTGGCAGTGTTTCGTAAGTAAAACGACCCAAGACGTTGGCAAACATATCTAAATCAGGATTGCCTGCAACAGCGCCCATTTTGTCGATGTTTGGATAATCTTTGTACTGAATATCGCCCTTGTCGCCCTTACCAGCCAACAGGCTTTCCAACTCACGTAATTGGTACGGGTTGAAGTCTTCAGCAGTAATTGGCTTAGATCGGTCGCCAAACAGAACGTTCAAAAACATCTGCTCTTTGGTCATTGGAGGACGATAATCGCCACGACTGCCAACCACAAGTGCAGACTCTGGGTCTAAATTGTCAAGTAAGCCGCCCATACCATTTCCTAAAATAGTTCGTTTTGATTATAGCGGTCACCAAAGAGTTAAGCAATTCCTTTCAGATTTCGCCTGATTGGAGCGCCCCAGTCGGATGTAGCCCTGTGACCGACCGCCAGATACCTGAAAGCATCAGAGCCGTGCGATGCCCAGTCGTGGGCTGGTCTTGAGCGCCATACCTTGCCGTTGTCGTCATATTCCCTGTGATACTGCCTGAGAGCATCTATACCGCGCTCACAGCGTTCTGCATCGAACCAGCAGTTGGCAAGCATCGACCGTACCGCTTGGATGCCGTCATCAACCATTAGTTGCGGCGCAATCGTAATCGGCTTGACACCCAGCCCGTCCAGCGTCTCAAGGCGTGACTTGCCCGACCCAAGCTCTCGGACTCTAACGTCGTGAGGCAGAATATGGTTCGTGTAGACGTACCCTTTTTGGTTGAGTATCTGCACGTAGTGACCCAGCCCCACACCCGACGACTCATAGTAGTCAATGAGGCGAACCTCTGCCCCAACGTGTTGAGCGAACCAGATGGCTGTCGAGTCACCCACACCCAAGTCCCATGCGGTAGTGACCCCAATGCTCGGAGTGTAGTCAACAGTGCCGATTTGACCCTTATCCTTGCAATTGCGCATTTCAGTAGCGTAATACGCACCTTCAGCGTGAACAAGAAAATCACCCTCCCAAACGTGGTCATAAATGTCTGGCCTCTTTCGTTTGTCTTCGAGCCGCTCCCTGTCCAGCACATCTGGGAACCAAGGATTGTCTCTCCAGTTCATGTCAATAATGATGGCGTCGTCAGGCGCTTGCTCCACGAACCGCTTATGAGTCGCCGACTCTTTGGATTCAGGGTTGTACGTCACCCATATCTCTGAGTCGTTTTCCCGTACCGTTGGAATCAGCTTGCGCCAAGCCGTCTCACTGACCGACTCAGCCTCGTCGATCCACGCCACCAGAATACGTGCCTTTGACTTCAGGCTATCCAGTGACCGTCGTAGACCAGCAAATGTGTACGTAATCGCCCCGTCCTTTGACTTGATGTATTTGTCGCCCAGTTCGTAGTACGCATCAAGCTCTGGGACGCTCCTGATAGCCGCCTTGACCTCTTCCAGCGACGAATCGTCCAATGAGTTCATAAACTCACGACCACAGAGGATTTGCCCAGACAACCCAGCCCTACCCCACTGGTAACCCCTGACCGCAGTCATCAAAGCAAATGTGCGAGTCTTTGCACTGCCTCGGCCGCCTTTGGCTACACGGTAGCGCGCTTTCTTTGTGAAAACGGGAATCAGCTTTGGCGGTAAGGTAAGACGTAGTTCAGGCTCTGTCTTCTTACTCATCATCTGGACCTACCAAGCGGATGACAACTGGCTGACTTGCTGGAGTCATTGAGCCATCGGAAGACGTTGCGTCCACCTTGTCTGAGTATCCATGCTTAGTCAGGATCATCTTGGTGATCGAGGCATTGAAGTGCCCCATCAAACCGTTTCGGATGAGTTCGTCTTCCTGCATTGACATGAGTTTTGCATAAATGTGAGAAAACTCTGGCTTGTCTTCGTCTTTAGCCCATGCTTGTAGTGTTTCACGGGCGACATCAAGTCGGACAGCAAGCCCTGCAATGCTTGGTAATGTGTTGAAGTCTTTTAAGTACCTGTGGCACTCTTCAAGCAGTTCAGGCGTGTATTTTGTTGGCCTGCCGCCTGCGTGTTTGGTTGGTTCTGTCATAGTGTTCTCTCTGTAAAACAGGTGGAGATTAAAAGGCTTATTCTAACGGTATGCCATTCCGCTCAAGAATCTTTAATAAACCCTCGTTTTGTGGAAACACCACAAAGTTGCGCGTGTCAGCTTTCTTGCCGCCACGACTCTGAGCATCAAAGTATCTGATCCCAGTCACTCCAGCAGAGCGCATGGCTTCAGCACCCTCTGGTAGCTTTGCATTCATAGCGGCAACCAAGTCGCCACCAAGATCATCAGGAGCCAGACCAAACTTTTTGGCCAAAGCCTGCACTTCTGGTGTCTGCTTGCTGATCTCAGCATCCCAGTCAAGCATCTTTGCGATCTGGTCGTCTGGCAAGTCAATTTTGTACAAATTCCCTTGGCTTTCTAACGGTTTTGCATAATTGCCAGATTCCAACAAATCAAGCGTCTCAGTAAGCAATTTTTTTTGCTCATGGAGTGGATTGTTTTCAAGCACAAATCGAATATCATCTGCGGCATATTTTGCATCACCCGCAAGCTCCGCTAACCGCTTGGCATTTGCGTGTGCGTTTAATCGACCTTGATTAGCAATATCTCGGTTTGATAAATTTGTCGCATAGCTTTTTGCTGTTTCTGGACTTTCAGCAACATAGTGCCCGTAACCATAAGCCTGTGCGCCCTCACCAGAACCAATTGATTTTGGTGCGAATGCATTGAACTTGTATGGGCTACCGTGGAACACAGTCATGCCCATCGGGTTATATGCTTCAGCCAGCAGACCAGACAACTCTTGACTCTTTGGACCAAACAGTGGACCACCGTTGCGACCCTCTTGAGCCGCCTCGGATGTCAAGGCATTCAACACCCCAGCACGGTCATTAGCGTTGCCAACGATCTGCTGTGCCGACTCCACTGGGTTTGATAGCATATCCAGCAGAGACCTCTTAAATGAGTCTGCGGTGCTATAAATGGATGCTAATGGTGATGGCATTACTTCTTGCCCTTTTTCTTTGGCATGAGCGGCTTATTCATGTCGGGCATACCATATTTGGCTTCAAACTCCAACATGGCGTCCAGCAATCCACGGTCTTTTCTTAGCTCTTGGAACGCTTTGACACGGTCAACAATTTCTGGCGTTACCAGTTGAGACACGCCCTCTTTTCTACGGGTAAGCGCGGCCAACAGTGATGACCTGTTAAACGCATTATCTTTCTTACCCTCTGCGGCAAAAGTATGACGCATATTTTCAATGGCGTCTTTCATGAAAACTTCTGCTGGCATATTACCAGCCGTTCCCAAGTAAGTTCCAGAGAAATCTGTGTCGTATGTTCGGTTGTTCGATTTACTCAGTGTTACTGGGTCTGTGCCATGCGTAATCACCGTGTTCATTCCAAAACCAGACGGCAGTCCAATTAAATCTGGGTCGGAAATGGCGTTGTAAAGGTCAGCCTTGTTGTAACCAAAAAACTGTTCGTTTGGTTTTTGACGCATGATTGCCATCAGCGCCTTACGATAATCGCCGCCAGTTGGTCCTTGTAATTGAGCCTGACCAAGCGGGGTGGCAATTCCAGCAAAAGGTGGCTTTTTCTCCAACAACGCAGACCTTGCCATTGCGTCGTCAATCTCAGCCGCCTTTGCTTTTGTCAGCTTTGGCAGAATAAAGCTGTCCATCAAAACATCAAGCGGCTGTACAGAAAAGTCTTCACCAAACTGACCCATTGTCATTGCTGTTTGGTCTACCTCACCAGTACCGCCCGCCTTTAAATTCTCTTTTCGAGCCTCGCCAACGCGACCAGCAATTCTATTAGATATTCCAAAATTTGATGACCCGCCAATGTTCTTCTTAATATGCTCAAGGTCGCGCGCGAACATTTGACCGCCATGCGTAATGGCATCGCCTTTTATTGGCTCATCAGATACAGACACAATTTGGCGATTGCGGCTTGAAGCGTCCCAAGGCATCAACAACAAACTTGAACCTTGGCGATCTTCAATGTTTAAGTCTTTTTTGGGTGCAATACCGCCAATGTCTTTTGTAACGTATCGGGTTCCAGCGCGATGCCCGCGTTTTGCTGTGTTTTCGTAAATGGCTGGTGCAAGACCGCTGGCGCTCAGATAGTCTTCCAGCTTATTGCCAATATATGGTGCGGCTTCTCTTGCAATAGCAGAACCAGTGCGACCAATGCCACCAGCAACAGCCATTGGGTCTATGCCTCCAGACGTCATTTCAGCGCCAAGCCGAACATCTCGTAAGGTCGGGTCGCTAGAGACGGGCGGTCTGATTCCCGCGTCAACCGCATTTCTTTTTAACCAATCGCTACCGCCAGCAGTTTCTCCAATATTGAAGCCCAAGGCTTTCATCAAGCCAGAACTTAAATCAACGGGAGCGCCCGCCGCATCATAGGCCAAATCGCCTACGCCAGCCAAAATTGCATTCAGAACATCAATATTTGACGGCTTTCGACGCTTGTCTTTAGCAGGGGTCGGCGCGAACGCCGCCGCTTCAGGGTCACCTAAAAGGTCAAATAATGTTTGCGCCATAGTAAAACCATTTTACCAAAAAAAACGCCCACTGCAATAGTGAGCGTAAGTTGGAGAATCCAACAGGAGAACTGGCTTCAGTCTACGCGCTCTTTTGCTAAACGTCTAGCCTCTGCCCGATAATGTCTTGCGATTTCTTCCAGCGCCTCTTTTGTGTACTTTCGTAGCACGTTGTCGTTTTCGATTTGCTCAAGCCTTTCCAGTCCGATTCGCTCCAGCAACCGCTTGCGGTACTCGACCGCATTTCCTGACAGGTGTCGGTTACATTTTTTGCATTGGGCCCAACAGTTTAATTCGCAAAACCTCATGTGTGGCGCCGAGCCAACCGAGCGAAAGTGACCTGCGTCGAACGTGTTTGGTTCGTTACCGAGCGGCGTATCGCATGAGATACAGTTCTTACCCCGATCTCGCTCTCTAATGTAAGCGTTGAATGCTGTCTGGGCTTTCTTGACCAACTGGGGCTTCGTCTGGAGCGCATCCAGTTTCAGCTTGGTCTCTTTCTTGTCTTTTTTTTCGACGACCTTACGCGCAACTTTCATTGCGCAGGCAGGACCACACACACTCTGCATGGGGCGCACTGGGGTAAATGGTGTCTTGCACTCTTTGCACTTTTTAGTCAATTTCCACCCCGTTATTCGCGCACCACGCTTCCAGCCACGTAACGAACTCAGATGCCTGCTCTTTGGTAAAGCGACGGGTCTGTAAGCCCAACTGCACTACGCCAGTGCCGTCGAGGTTGGGGACTACCTGACCAGACTGCTGGTTGGTCTCCCGCAGGTAGGCATCGACAAGGATTCGCTTCCAGTCCTCTTCGTTGTACGTACAGTTTAGATGGCGACACCGTGTAGCGACCTTGCCGATTAGCTTATGGTACAACTTTTCCTGCTGTCTTGTCTTGCTTTCACGCTGGATTGTTACCTCCAGCACTATGCCCGATTCCAGCGCTGGCTTGGCTTTGTCCCACGCCGCCCTGATCTGCTGGATGCCCGTCATTGGGTCTCGCATTGTAAATTTCATAGTCCTCCCCTTTTAATTTTGTCATGTATGACCGAATGGTCTCGCAGTAAGATTGCCCGTGTTTTTTTGCCATGCTTTGCAATACGCCTTTGAGCCACTGATTGCGGTCACGTGGGTCGCGCCAGAGCCATGAATGGTACAACTCACGTGCCACAGCCATATCGTTGATCGGCTTGGCTTGCGCTTTCAGCTTTTCAAAATGCGCGTACTGAGCCTCAGTAAATGGACTCTTCCAAATCTCCCGTTGCTTTGAGGGCTTGAATAATGACGTGGGTCGGGTAGTTAGCTCCATCACGAACCCTGTCCAGAATCTTTTTGGCCATCGCGTAGCTCATCAAATTGCTCCCAGTAACAGCCCGTAAACAAACCCCAGACAAGCGCTAAAAGCACAGGCGCAAGATACAACAACCACAGCATCTTCCCAATCAACATCGCTTGGCTCCAAAAAATAATCTTTCACTTCAGTCGGAATCGCTGGGTAGGGTTTTATTTTCCTCACCCTTTTCGCCCACATCATTGTCATGTTGGTCATCCCCATTTGCAGGTTTACGTTTTCCAAAAATTGCATCCCAGTTATTCTCAAACGATTGACGGTCTACGTCAAACGGTCGTGGTGCTGAACCCTTGCTCATTCAAACAATCCCTCCTGCTTGTTGCTTGGCTTCCATTCGATGTCTGCAAGCCTGTATTGACCAGAAAACTTTGATTGCAGATAGGGTCCAGTCGGACGCAAGGCAACCAACTCATCGGGTGTGAGTTCCATTTGCTCGCCATTGTGTTTGATGCACATACCGCCCTCTGTAATACCCTTTTCGATCTCATAGTCTCGCACAGACACAAATCGACCTTTCCACAACTTAGTGACTTTTTTTACAATCATTTCAGCCCCCTTTACACAGTGATGTGAGATTTCTCCAACAATCGCGCCCTCTTTTCGTGGTACTTGCGCTTGCGGTCTTCTGGCGTCCTCTTTGACTTTGGTTTGTCAAATCCATCCCCACCCGAATAAATCGGCGTCTGGTCGCGTCCAATAGTGTCCTTTTTCCAGCCGACGATATGGATACACCGCATTTCATGCAGGGTTCTTAGCCAGAGCCACGACGTTCGCATGGACACTTCAAGAGCGTCTGCCAACTGATGAGCATCCACTTCCCTGCCCAAATCAAACATTTTCCACGTTTTCGAAAATAGGTAGGCATCTATGCGCTTCGCTGGGTTTTTCCCGCCCCTCATGCAATCACCGTCGCTTTCTGCGCTCGAATGGTTTTATCAATAACGTCCAGCGCTTTGTCGAGCATCCCGATGGTCGTGGCCTCCATCTGGGCGTCGTGGACCTCGTAGCCCAGCTTTATAGCTGACAGTTCAGAACCGCGGCAAATGAACCTATCGTTTATGTCAAAAGAGCGCTTACAAACGTCATAGAGGGCGCTAGAAGCGTCTAAAACGATTTGATGGTACTCCGACCCTACCCCAAGCTCACAAAGCGCCTCAGCGACGTTTATGACGCCAATGACAATGTCGATCTCTTTTTTGTTGGCAGTACCCTTGGCCAGTGAATCGAGCGCACTCATGTTCTTGAGGTGCATGGTGACGTAAGCCGACTCTTTGGCTGAGACCTTGGTCATCCCTGTGACGACCCAGTTCATGGTGTCGAGGCGCACGCCTTTTGGTTTGTATTTTGATTTCTTACGCATCTTCACCCCTGAACATTTCAATAAAGTCTTCTTTTGTAATGTCTGCAACCTCTAAGGTGTTGTCTGCAATAAAGATTGTTGCCCACAAAAGAGCCTGTTTTTGTTCTTCGCTCAAGTCTTTAGTCTCAAAGTACCGTTTGATGCTGTCTTTTAGATGTAAAGCCAAAGCCGCTGACTCAATAAATAATTTATCTTCGTTTGACATTTTCAGACCCTCTTGAGAGTTGCGTCGATCATCTGCTTGATGTGCGCTGGCATTGGGACGGCTTTTTTCCTGTCCTCCATGATCTGCTTGAGCGCGGCATCTTGGTTTGGTGGCGGCGGCGTGGTCATCCGCGCCACGTCAGCGGCTTGTTGGGCAAACGTTGGCTTGCCACGTAACTTAGCCCAGTCCTCCCTGATGGCTTCCATCAACGCCAAATCCCAGTTGACGTACCTGTAACCATTCATCTCAGCTTTACGCCTGAAAGCATCCAAATGATCTTCCAGACGGTCAAAGTTGTTTTGCGTTGCCCAATCCCGAACCTTGTCGCTGATCCCAAAGTCATCAGGCATTGAAATCTTTTGCTTGCGCTTCGCGGGCTTGTCCCGCGATATATCGGTTTCTGTTTTAGTTTCGGTTACGGTTAAAGGTACATCTGTATGCAGATGCTGTACAACTGTATGTACCTGTACGCCCTTGTCTGTTGTTGTCGGATACTTGCTTTCTTTTGCGCGGGGTACGTTGTCCCACTTCTGCATTTGCAGATATGGCTTGCCGTCCACGGTGTACACGCTGACCAATCCATGTTTTGACAGATCGTTCAGCAGTGTTTCGATGTGCTTTTGTGTAACCGATTCTTTGATCGGGAAACACGCCGCTTTGAGCATGGCTGGTCGAGCGTCGTAGCGACCAAAGTCGTCCACGGTAACCAGCAATCGGTAGTACAAGACCTCTGCGGCTGATGACAGGCGGTCAATGGTTTCGCTGTCGCGAATACCAGCTTTTAAGTATCGTGTTGGCATATTTTGCACCTTTTAAGCGCCCCAAGAAAAAGAAACGACGGCAGAAGAGGGGCAACTTCGTTCGCTCGGGTAATTAGTCCGAACTAGCCGTGTCTCGATAAATCATAACACCGTTCACAGAAAAAGTTGGGAAGAATTGTTTTTTTATTTCTTCCTGCGCTGGATTTCACGGTTGATGTACCACACCGCTTTCTCCAAGTCTTCGATGGCGTCGTGCTTCAGGTCGGCACGCCAGATGTACTTGATCGCGTTACCAAGGCAGAAGTTCATGTGTTCTGTCACCTCGATGCACTCAATGTGGCTGGGGTGTGACAGGTAGTGGTTGGGGTGATTTACTGGGTCGTTCATAGGTCGTATATCCAACGTTTTTTAGTAGACAAAGATTGTTCAACATTGCGCTTTCTGGTTTCATTCCAGCTTGCATTCGTTGACACAGAATCGCTTTTCCAGTTTGCGGCGGCATATATGGTCCCGCTATGCACATCGGTGTCTTGGTAAGAGACAAGCCTTGTGACTTCTGGAAAACGATTTTTTATTTGTTTGACCATCTTTGAGATCATCCATGTTGCCGTGAACTTTGGAGCATCTGGCGCTATTGCCAGTCGCCTGAGTTCAAGCCACACAAAGTCTTTGCTAAGACGATTGTTTGCCACAGGATCGGTCCAAATTGCGCTTGCAAAACAATGGTCCATGTACTCCGATCCATAAAACACAAACCGCTTGTTGCGCAACAGATTGCCCTCAACGGTGATGGGTAATCGGCTATGCCAAAGCTCGTTGTAACGCATGGC